GACAGTACAAAATACATACCAACTTAGACGGAACGAACGACAAAGTTTGGGACGTTACAAATGGAAAAGTTAGATTTTACCAGCCCTCTAACTTAGGGTTACAATCAACTAATAATATTTGGCAAAGTAACGGTGTCGGAGTAATGGGAACACGCTCAATTACTCAACCTCAAATAGAGTTTAAGCTAGAAACGTTTGGAGAAAGTTTAGAAGAAAACTATCAACTAATGAAAGACTTCATAAACGATATTCTTAACCAAAAATTTGTTACACTTGAATATCAAACAGAGATTTTTCAGGTGTATGCCGATTTAGCTTTAGCAGATGTCACAAAGACAGAAGGATATGGCAAAAACGGAACTTTTAGCGAAAAAATAACTTTTGATATAATTACAAAGTGGTACACTTACGAAAATCTAACTTTTGACATGATTAAAAATGGTGAAGTTATAGATGGTAAGTCTAAAATTTATGGCGGATATAAAGGGAACGAAACACCTTTACAAAACTATAACAGACTGAAAGCAAGTCCTTCTTTGAATTTACCTAATTTGAATTTGTTAGAAGGAAGTAAAAAATACACTAAAGATCATCCTTACACATTTTCATCTAATGCTTGGGATGGCTACGCTATGTTGTATGATGTTTTTGCAAAAAACCTAAAAGCAGGAACATATACTATGAGTGGTAAAGCTGATGCACCTTGGACTGCTCACACAAGTAACGACAGAATAGGTAAAGTCGGACTATGGCTAATGTCAACAACACCTGGATTAGATGTGTATATAAATTTAGGTGATACAGTACCTAAAACAATCGAAGTTCCAAAAGACGGAGATTATTGCGTTAGGGTTAATAACTATTCAAACGGAACGGATATTGTAACTCATAGCTTTTGGGATTTCAAATTAGAACCCGGTTCAACTGCCACTCCTTGGATGCCATCAGCTACCGAACTCACAACTGATGATATAAGTGAATATTTTGGATATAATTATATAGCAAATCAAGCCTATACTTATTATGGAGAAACAAATATAGATCGTTTAAGCCGCTGGGATATAAAAGATGAAATATTTAGTTTTATGGGGATATTATACCCGAAACTTCCTAAAACACCTACTGGAATTAGATTTTTAGACGATATTGGAAATGAATACACTGCGATTGTATTTAAGACGGAACAGTTGCAAAACTATATTTTAATCAATACAGATGTAAATGATGAAATTTATCAAGGCTGGAACGGTACAACTCCATTGAATCTATTCCCTGTAATGGACTTCGAGAGATACAGAACTCGTATAATTGAAAAAGGCCAAATGGAGCTAATCAACTTAAGTAAGGCAGAGTTTAAAATCAAGAGAAAGGCGGACTTCGTTTAATGTTAGAAGCCAATGTGTATGATAACTTTAATCCGAACTATTATAATATATCTGATTTTAACCTTCCTAATGGTAAAAAAGAAAAAAGAGGGTTGCCGATACCAAAAGCAAGATGTCAAGTTATTAATTATGAGTTATGGGAAACAGGCTATCTTTATACTTCATCAGCTACATTAACCGTTTCGGTAGAAGTTGGCGACATTGTTCAAATTCTTTTTCCTGAAGTTGTTCCAATCGAGGAAGCACTAGGTAAAAAAAGAAACTTAAATTTAGATATGGTTTATCTTGTAACAAGTGTAGATGAAAGTAACAAAGCCACATTAAAGAACTATTTTTGGGCAATGATTGAAAGCTTAGATGTTCCAAACGCAATAACTAAAACGACAAACGCTGCTATCATTGATTATTTAATTGACCCTAATAAAAATAATTTAATGAGTTATGGTTACTTCTTTAATTCAACTGTCTTTGCTGGAAAGGCTACAATTAACCGAAAAGCAGAAACTTCATCAGCTACTGACGTAGCAAAAAGGATATTTTCCAAGGTTCAATTCCAACCAACTACAACCATTCAGCATGCTTCATCTAAAACAGACCCTAGAAACTTGTTATTTATTAACTTTGCTTCTAGGAACTGGAATAGAAATAGAATCACGACAAGAGTAGATGTTAAGCAAAGCGTGACAATGGACACTGAAACAATAGTAGAACGTTCAGCTTATAATTTTGCTGTCGTGTTCGTTAAAAGTTCAAATACAGACGACTATAAAGACCCTCCTAAAATGTATACAGCCAAAAATAACGGAGATGTTATTGATTATAGCACTTATCACGGAGACGGGACAGACTTGCCAGAAGTGAGGACAGCTAAAACATTATTTTATGATAGAGATGACCACGGAAACCCTCCTGATATGTCTACTATTAAGGCTGAAATTTCTCCCTCTACAATCG